GTTTGAGGATGATGGCCAGGGCGCTGGGGCTGCGGCGTCTGCGGGTGGTTTCAGTTCTGCGGGCAATGCTGGCGTTTTCTCTGCGCCAATTGGCGAGGCGGCGGCTGCACCGAGGGATGACCTAGACCAAGATAATATTCCGTTCTGATGGCGGATGATAAGCCGAAGAGGCGGGGGCGTACTGGCCCCCGTCCACCCCAGATGGCGATGGGTGCGATTACCAAGCGGCTGCGGGGTAGCGGCATTATTTATGACCAGCGTGACACCTTGGCGTTGGAATTGTTGGGCCTGGCGTCTGCCAAGCTGACGGACATTGTGTCTTGGGATGAGGATGGCAAGGCGCGGATACGTGCGTTCAAGGACGTTCCTGAGCATGTGAAAGCGGCAATAAAGAAAGTGAAGATAACGCCGACGCAGCACGGGGATATTATGGAGTTCGAGATGGTGGACAAGGTGCGGGTCTTACAGATGCTGGCGAAGAGCGCGGGCTTGCTGGATGCGGAGAAGGTGATGGACAAGCCGTCTGTGATTAGCATTGACATGATAATGCCGGGAGAGCCGGGGAAGGATGACAAGTGATGAACCATTTGCAAAAGATAAAGCTATCTGAGTTTTTGTTTGACATGATGAAGCGTACTAACGGCGAGTTATCAGCGATTAATGCTTGTAATTGGCCGGAGCAAGAGATGGAGCGGTTGGCTGGTGAGTTAAAAATGTGTGGGCATTTGTTGCCTAAGTTGTATCATCATTACCGCGAGGATGTTGGCTATGATTATGAGCCGCCCAGTGTGGCGGTTCCCAAGCCCTGCGCTGACAATGTAGTGAGGTTGAAGCTAGCGGGCTTTTATAAATTTGAGCCGGATAGTGGAGGGTCAGCGTTTGAATAAGCCTGTAGCCGGATTAAAATTAAACTTCAGTTCTTCGCCAACGGTGGCCAGCTTTTTTAAGTCTGATGCGTTTGTCAGGGGCATCATGGGGCCTGTTGGGTCTGGAAAAAGTTACGCCTGTTGCGCTGAGATCTTCCGGCGGGCGGTTGCTCAGAAGGCTTCTCCCAGGGACGGCATTAAGTATTCGCGCTGGGCGATTGTACGCAACACGCACCCGATGCTGAAGACTACAACCTTGAAGACTTGGCTGGAGCTGTTGCCCGAAGAGACCTTTGGGCACGTTAAGCATAGCCCGCCTATAACGCATCACATCAAGCTGCCGTCTAGGGAGGGTGCCGCTGGGATTGATATGGAGGTTATATTCCTGGCGTTGGATGACCCCAAAGATGTGCGCAAACTTCTCAGCCTAGAACTTACCGGGGCTTGGGTGAACGAATGCCGTGAATTGCCGAAGAGCATTGTCGATGGTTTGACGCACCGGGTTGGGCGTTTCCCGACAAAGGCTGACGGCGGTGCTACCTGGCGGGGCGTTATCTTGGATACGAACCCGATGGATTCTGACCATTGGTATTATCATCTTGGTGAGAAAGAAAAGCCGGGGGGCAAGTTTCGCTGGGACTTTTTTAAACAACCGGGTGGTGTGATTGAGGTGCCGCTAGAGGATCTGCCGGACGATATGCCGGAAGCTCAGGGCTACCTGTTCCAAGCTGGGCGCTGGTGGCGGACCAATCCCAAAGCCGAGAACTTGGGCAACTTGCCTGACGGGTACTATGAGCAATTGCTGGGCGGCAAACGGCTGGATTGGATACAGTGTTACGCCGAGGGCAAGTATACGTTTGTTCAAGAGGGCCGCGCAGTCTGGCCGGAGTTCACCGATAATCTAATGACCGCTGACTTATTGCCTGACCCGTCCCTGCCTGTTCACGTTGGCTTGGACTTTGGCCTGACCCCGGCGGCGGTTTTTGCGCAGAGAATGAAGAATGGTCGGTGGCATATCCTGCATGAGTTGGTGACGTTTGAAATGGGCCTGGAACGGTTTTGCTCGATGTTGAAGGGGGATCTGTCCTCTCGGTTTCCTGGGTTCTCAACGCTGGTTTGGGGTGACCCGGCGGGTATGCAAAGAGATCAGATCTTTGAGACCACCAGCTTTGACCATTTGAAAACGCACGGGATCTTAGCGCAGCCGACAGCAACTAACGACTTTCGGACGCGCCGCGAGGCCTTGGCCATGCCGATGGGCAGACTAATTGATGGCAAGCCTGGTCTGCTTGTGGACAGAAAGTGCATCAGAGTTCGCAAGTCTCTGGGCGGTGGCTATCATTTTAAGCGGGTCAGCATTGGTGCCGGGCAAGAGCGGTTTCGTGACGCCCCAAATAAAAATGAGCATTCACACGTTGGCGATGCTGCGGGCTATTGTCTCTTAGGATCTGAGCATAAAATTATGACCAAGCGCCCAATGCCGGTCGGCGGGTCTTTCAAGCAAGGAAAGGTTCTAGACTTTGACGTTTTCGATAGCTGAACTTAACGAGGTTATGCGGATGCAAGAGCCTAACCGAGTTGTGCGTTGGCATCCGCACCACTTGGATATCTGCGAGTTAAACGACTTTGATGCGGCGAATATCGCGATGTTCCCTGACTATGCGAGCTATTTGGAGAACTACGCAAGTGCGGGAATGGCGTTTAGTGTTGTGGACGATGGCCGGATATCTGCAATGTTCGGCATATGGCAGCTCTGGCCGGGCGTTTGTGAAGCCTGGCTGATCCCCAGCAAGGACATCGGGCGTAAGGTTGTGGCGCTTCATCGGGGTACTTTGGCTTTTTATGAGCATGTTTCCGAGCGAATGAACATGAAAAGGCTTCAGTTTAGCGTACACTCATCAAACGCTACCGCTTGTGTTTGGGCAGAACGATGCTATTTTACCCGCGAAGGCACGATGAGGTCATACGGCCCCGATGGTGCTGACTACTTTCTGTATGGGAGATTGTTTGATGGGCGGACTATTTAGCAGCAAGGCACCAGCCCCTGCGCCACCACCAATCGTTGAAACTGAAGTTGATGACACAATTTCTCGTCAGGAAAAGATCGCGGACGCTCAAGAAAAAACTGAGCGACGAAAAATACAGGCACGCAAGCGCAGCAAGCGCACCGGCGGCAGAAATTTACTCATGGCCCAAGGCGTAGTGCCGGGTGATGAAAGCGAAGGTCGCACCGTTCTAAGCAAAATACTAGGCGCTGGCCGGAACCCAAGGGGCTGACGATGAAAACATACCTCCGCAATCCCAAACATACGAAGGGTAAAGACGATGTACGGAGCCAAAAAGCCGCCGAAAAAGCCGCTAAAGAAGCCGAAAAAGGGTAAGTAATGGTACTCTCGGTCGAGGAAATTAAGAAGCGGTACGCCCGTTGCAACGCTCACAAAGAAGAGTGGCGTTCAATATACGAAGAGGCGTATGAATTTGCGATTCCAATGCGCAATCTATACAATGGCTATGCTGAAAGCGGCACACCTGGGCAAAACAAGATGCGCCGGGTCTTCGATTCAACCGCCATACACTCGACTGCCCGCTTTGCCAATCGAATACAGTCTTCGCTGTTTCCCCCGCAAAGGCCTTGGTGTCGCTTGCAACCTGGTCAGGATATCCCCGAAGAGCAAAAAATTGAGGCGCAGCAAGTACTCGACTTCTACACGGAGAAAATGTTTGCCGTGATGATGCAGTCAGGCTTTGACCTGGCAATGGGCGAGTTCTTGCTGGACCTGGCTATCGGCACCTCGGTGATGCTGATACAGCCCGGCGATACTCTAACGCCGATACGATACACGGCTATTCCAAGCTATCATATTTGCTTCGACGAAGGCCCCAATGGGATACCTGACACGGTCTATCGCAGTCTGAACCGACCGTTTAATGTGATCCAACGCGAATGGCCTGACGCCAATATTCCGCAAAGAATGATTGACGATGCGAAAGAAGATCCTACGCAGAAGGTCAGCTTGATTGAGGCCACATATACAATCGATGGAGAGATGCACTACTGTCTGGTCACTGCCGAGGGCGATGATAAGCTAGTTCACCGCAATTTAACGTCATGGCCGTGGGTGATAAGCCGCTACATGAAAGCGTCAAACGAGCGTTATGGGAGAGGCCCGGTATTGTATGCCTTGGCCGACATCCGCACACTTAATAAGGTAGTAGAACTCACGCTCAAGAATGCGTCCATCTCTATCGGCGGCGTGTTCACTGCCGTGGATGACGGGGTGCTTAATCCGCAAACAATCAGTATTGTGCCGGGCGCAATCATAGGCGTAAGTTCTAATGGTGGCCCACGCGGTCCCAGCCTGACGCCCCTGCCCCGTTCTGGCGATGCAAACCTGTCCCAAATTGTGGCCAATGACCTACGCGCCAACATCAAAAAAGCGTTGCTTGATGAGAGCCTGACGCCTGAGAATATGAGCGCCAGGTCGGCCACTGAAATAAACGCAAAACTGTCTGAACTTTCTCAGAATCTCGGTTCGGCTTTCGGGAGATTAATCAGCGAGACAATGTTCCCCATTGTACGCCGGTCGTTAGAATTGATGGATGAGATGGGCCTCATAGAGCTACCGCTAAAGGTAAACGGCCTAGAGGTGACGGTCGTTCCACAATCTCCACTGGCTATGGCCAACAACGCCGAGCGGCTGGGCGAGATTATGCAGTTCATGCAGATAAGCCAAGCACTGGGGCCGGTCGGCCAGACACTCATCAAAATGGATGCCGTGGGCGATTACATTGCTGACATGCTTGGCATTCCGGCAGACCTACGCACCACCTTAGAAGAACGCGCCGAGATGCAAGCGCAGATGGCCGAGGCCGCTGCAATGATGGCTGAACAAGAAATGGGCGGGGCACCGCCAGAACAGGCACCACAAGCATGAACAACGCCCAACGTATTCGAAGCATAAACTCCCCTGGCTGGGACGGCGTCAACGCTGAAGCCCAACCGCTTAAAGTCGAGCCGCTTAACTTAATGCGGGAGATGGACCTAAATTTCAAACGAACTTTCAACTCTCCAACAGGCAAGAAAGTTCTTGAACATTTGTACAAACAAACCCTCGACCAACCGTGCTGGTCACCGGGAGGCGATGCCTCTTTTGGGTACGCCCGCGAAGGTCAGAACAGCATCGTTAGAGAAATAATCCAAAGAGTGAAAAGAGCCGATGACGTTAAATGATGAAGGTCAAGCAGTGGCCGAGACTGAAACGCCGGAACCAGCAAGCCTTATGGACGGTGTGTCAAGTTCTGAGCCAGAAATTGAAACAACAGATGAGGCAATGCCGCACCTCGCAGCGGATGAGAAACCGCCGAAAGAGGAACGCCCGGCGTGGCTAGATGACAAGTTCGCCAAACCGGAAGACCTAGCCAAAAGCTATGACGAACTGCAAAAGAAGTTTAGCCAGGGAAAACACAAAGCGCCCGACGAATACTCAACCGATGTGCTGACCGAGGCGGGCTATGAGTTGGATGACCCGATGGTTAATACCTATGTCGGTTGGGCGAAGAAGTACGGCGTCAACCAAGAGGCATTTGATGAGCTGGCCGGGTCAATCACGCGAATGAATGGCGATAACGCCGCCGCAAATCAGGCCGATTACGAAGCAGAGCATACGGCCCTCGGCCCCAATGCAAATGAGATAATCAAAAGCAATGTCACCTGGGCTGACGGTCTGGTCCGCAAGGGCATTGTTTCAGAAGATGAACGCGCTGAGTTAAACAGTTGGGGCGGCAATGCCATAGGTCAGCGGCTGATGCAGAAAGTTCGCACCATGACCGGCGATATGTCCAAGATACCGTTGGCCCCAGTTGCAGAAGACCAACTGTCTGATGCAGACTTTGGGGTTGAGATGCAATCACGAATGGCTGACCCGCGATACCAAAGTGACCCAGCATATCGTCAAAAAGTCGAAAACGAGTTCAATAAGCGTTTCAAATAGTTCGCCTCGCCAGGTTACTCCCAGCCAGGCGCAACTGGGGGAGAGTTTGTTAGTCCTTTCCTCTCCCCCATTTTTATACAACCATCAAAAGTATCTAATAGTATTTACATAACGCTCAAAATATTGTAAGGCGGTTTTGACTGACAACCCTTTTTGGGCCGGTCCTCACGTAGAGGCCGGGA